TCTGGCAAATGGGAAGCTGGTTATTCGAAGACAGAAGATTCCGAGCCGTTGAAAGAATCCGTTGTTTACGATTTCGTGAACAGCTTTGCGTTTTCTCAAAACTCTTCTAAAATACTTAGAAAATTAGTTACTAAAAAATGTCTAACTAATAGCTATTGCTACGGTAAACAATTCAAGATATTAAAAAGGTTATTTAAAAAATATCCTAATATAGATTTTTGGTTAAACGTAGATTTCGGAGAACCTAGAGACGATATTCTTTTATATATTGGAAAGGCTGAACAAAATTTGCATAAAAAATTTATTGACTTTACGGCAAAAGATGGATATACTAAATTTAATTACGATTATAAACCCGAAAAAAGAGAGCCCAGAGAGAAAAAGAAGAAAAACATCTGGGACTATTATTGATTATGAGTACAGCTAATGACATGTTAAAATCGTTCCTTAAAGAGAACAAGGAACATCACTATAACTTCGAAGATGAAATTGATTATAAAGTTTCAAGCGGAAGCTTGAATGTAGATTTCGAACTTGGAGGAGGATTTGGCCCCGGACTACATAGGTTCGTTGGGATGAACGAAGGAGGCAAGACTTCTGAAGCTCTAGAAGTCATGAAGAACTTTCTAAAGATGCCCAATTCTAGAGGCTTGTATATTAAAGCTGAAGGCAGGCTTTCAAAAGAAATGCAAGAGCGTAGTGGGGTTGAATTTGCTACCGCTGAAGACGATTGGAAAGATGGTAATTGTTTTGTTTTTGAAAGTAATATTTACGAGACTGTTTTGGATTTGATGAGAGCTTTAGTGGGAGACAATGAAAATAAAACTAAATACTGTTTCATTCTAGATTCTCTTGATGGTTTGATCATGAAGGAGGACATGAAAAAAGATTTTCAAGACGCTCATAAAGTTGCTGGCGGCGCTCTTCTTGGTGCAAAATTTATGCAAAAGATGAGTATCGCTCTAGCAAAGCGTGGACACATGGCAATATTTATTTCTCAAGTGCGCGCTGATATTAAACTTGATCCATATACCAAGGCTCCTATTAGACAAACTAGCGCAACAGGGGGTAACGCGCTTCTTCACTTTGCTAATTATATTCTTGAGTTTGAAGCTAGGCATAAGAAAGATTTGATTCTAGAAAATCAAACCCAACCAGTTGATAAAGATAAAAACAAAATTCTTGGACATTTCGCTAAGATTACAGTAAAAAAATCACCCAACGAGAAGACTAACTATACCCTTCAATATCCCATTCGCTACGGAAGAACTGGCGGAAATTCTGTTTGGGTTGAGAAAGAGTTAATAGAAATGCTTTATGGATGGGAATATGTTCACAAACGAGGTGCTTGGATTAGCGCAGATGAATCATTCCTTGAGTTACTAAAAGAGAATGGTTTGGATTTTCCCGAAAAAGTTCAAGGCGAAGCCAAGCTCAGTAATTTATTTGAAGAAGACCAAAAGCTAACTAATTTCTTAACTTCTTATTTTAAGAAGATTGTTTGCGAATAAGATGCTTTTTCAAACACTTAGTGGTTCAACTAAAAGAGTAACAAGAGCCAATAAATATATTATTGATTGGGACAAAGCGAGCAAAAGCAAGATCCAATATAACGCCAAGCAATTCCTTAAACAGTATTGGAAAAACCATGTCGTATTTGAGGAGTTTCCTGTTGCTGGAACTAGATTAAAATTTGATTTTTATAACGCTAATAAAAAAATAGCTATAGAAGTCAACGGTCAACAGCATGTTAAATACGTTCCCTTTTTTCATAAGCGCAGGTCTAATTTCGTTAGTCAAATACGAAGGGATCAGCAAAAAATTGATTTCTGTGAATTGAATGAAATTAAACTTGTAGAAATATACTCTGAATCAGAGCTTGATAAAAAAAAGTTCGAAGAGTTAGGAATTTACCTGTAAAAAGTGTAATATATATTAATGGACGAAGATAATTTTGATGAAGAAGGTTTTCCTTCTTTTGTTCTTCCAGAATCTTTTCTCAATCAATTATTTGAGTTTTCTGGCTCAACAGATGGCAATAGAGGTTTTTTATTGGCCTATGTTAATCAAGAGGGCTGTCCCATGATTTATACCAAAGCGGATAATCAAATCATTGAAATGGGCTTGCGTAAAGCGATTGAGAAATACATTATCGAATCCGAAGAATCTGAAATGTTCAATAACAATAGGGACGGAGATAATCCTCTCTAATAAAGTTCTTGACATTTTAATTTTTTTTTGTTAACATAACGCTTCATGATTGACTCAAAAGAGTTGGAAAGGCAATTATTGTCTGTCCTTATAAAGTTTCCTGCTTCATATGGTGAAGTTGCTGGATTAATAGATGAAAGCGATTTCTCTATTGCTCATGGCAGCTATGTGCATAGGACCATTTTTAAGATCATCAAAAAAATACAGGACTCTGGCCCCACGGAAGCCTTAGATGAAGTTGTTTTAATTGAGCGATTAAGATCCGCCAATGTATCTTTTATTGATAATATTGATATAGGGGATTATATTAAAAGCTTGTTATTAAAAAAGGTTTCAGAAAAATCGGTTTTAATTATAGCAAAAGAATTAAAAACTTTTTCTTTAAGAAGGTCCATAATTGATACCTGTGATGAAATCAAGGATGACATGGTTAAATGCCAAGGATTGTCATTACCTGAAGTGGTCAAGCTAGCCGATACTAAATATAACGACAAGATTGATTTTTATTCTCACGAGAATATTGGCCCCGAAAATATCTACGACGATATAGAAGAGGTGCTTGAAGATTTGGCTGAGAATCCTCGAGACCCCGGTATGTTGGCGCCACATATGCCTTATTTAAATAGGTGTTATGGATCTTTGGTGAGGCCCGGAAATATTTCTGTTATATGCGCTAGAACAGGGGTTGGTAAAACTACTTTTTGCTTGGATTTTGTAACAAAAATATCTAGTGCTCATGATCATGTCCCTGTTTTACATTTTGATAATGGTGAAATGAGCAAGCTAGAGCTTCAAATGAGACAAGCCTCCGCTCTATCTGGAGTTCCCATGTATCTAATCGAAAGCGGAAAATGGAAAGACTCTAGCTATATAGAGCCACTAACAGGCAAAGAAATTTCTGTCGAGGAAACTAGATCAAAAATTTATAACGCCATTAAAGAAATGAAAGGCATGTCTTTTGAATACTTTAACGTTGGCGGTCTTGAAATCAAAGAAATGATACAAGTTGCAACTCGTCATTATTACTCCAAGGTAGGTCGAGGCAATCCTATGATATTAAGCTTTGACTATATTAAGACCACAAATGAAAAGACCGATAAAAATAAAAGTTCTTGGGAAGCGGTTGGTGAAATGGTCGATAAGTTTAAAAAATTCGTTCAACGAGATGTGACCTTTGACAATAAGCCTATGATTAGTATGGTGACTAGTGTTCAAAGTAATAGGACTGGTATTACTGGCAATAGAAATCCAGACGCTATTGTAGAAGATGAAAGTATCGTCTCTCTTTCCGACCAAATTACTCAGTTCGCCTCTCATCTTTTTATTTTGCGACCTAGATTGGCTCGTGAGCTTCAGATAGAGCCCGACTGTTATTCTAGGGCTACACATCGTCTTAAATGCGTAAAGTTTAGGCACTTAGGAGAGGATAGGCTAAGAGCTACTGAGCCCGTATTGATTCCAGCTATCGATGAGAATGGCGAAGCGGTTGGGAATGATAGGGCTGAGCCAAATTGTATTTTCCTAAGAATGGATAACTTTGGTGTTGAAGAGGTTGGTGATTTGCGAGACATGGCTCAACAAATGGGGGTAGATAATATCTTACCTGATCAAGATGGTGACCTCGGAATATAATCTTTCTCCAGATAGAATCAAGGAGATTCTTGAAGAGCTTGGGTATAGACTTACTGACCGTGGATCTTATTGGCATTCAAATGCTGCTTTTAGGAATGGTGATAATTCTACTGCTTTGCAGATTTGGAAGAACTCTGGTGTCTGGAGGGATTTTGTTCAAGGAACAGTCGCGCTGCCTTTTGCAAAGCTTCTTGAAACTCATTTCGGGACTAATGACAAAAACGTTATAGGGAAGTACCTTACATATGATTACGCCCCCTCTCAAAAAACTTCTACTCAACAAGACAGGATAGTTATGGAAAAAGTTTATGATGAATCTATACTTGATGACCTTTTTCCTCATTATGACTTTTACAATAACAAAGGGATCGGATCTGATGTCCTTGAGTTTCTAAAAGGTGGTTACGCTACGAAAGGAAAAATGTTTCAACGCTTTGTTTTTCCAATATATAATGAGCATTCTCAAATCATAGGTTTTTCTGGTCGCGATATGACAAATGAAAAGGATGCAAAATGGAAGCATCTTGGTAAAAAATCAAAATGGATTTATCCATACTATGTTCCTGATGGCAAAAAGCTCCCAATTGAAGAAGCTATAAGTGATGCGGGTTCTGTTATTTTAGTTGAGAGTATAGGCGATCTCCTAAACTTACATCAGAATAACTTTAAAAATGTTTTGGTTTCTTTTGGGCTTGATATTTCTCCTTCCTTATTATGTCATCTAATGTCTTTGGATATCAAAAAAATCATTATATCTTTCAATAATGATAGTGATAAAAGTGTAAATAGAGGAGCAAGAGCGGCGGTTAAAAACTATTTAAAACTACTTAATCATTTTGATTTTAATCAGCTTTACGTTTGTCTTCCTACCAAAAC